ATGTCCTTCAACACGCTTGAATTCAAGTTCTGTCCTCGTTGCGGGCAGCGTCTTTCGTACACCTCCTACGAAGGCTACTGCGCTTACAGCGATTGCCGCTGGAACAACGATGAGGCGACCGAAAGCACTCCCCCCGCCGAGTCCCTGCCTGATCCCAGCGTGGATGCTGGATTGGTAGCTCAGTCCAGCGTAGGCGGTGGGGAGTGCCCCTCTGAGGATCGGGTCCTCACGCTTGATGAGTGCCAAGAGCTTGAGCGTTTGTGGTGGGCCACTTGTGACGGTCATGGCTCTGTCAGTAAGGGCGGCTTCGTGCTTATGGCTCTCCAGCAGGCTGCTGACATGCGCGGCTACCTCTCCAACAGCGAACGTGTGGCCGCCTACGACCGGCTTTGCCGTCACGCTGGATACGCCATCGGCGCGGGGTGCTGACATGGCCTCAAAACCTAAAGCTCAATCAAGCTTTGTGTCCAGGGCTAACTTGGACATGCGTGACAAGCTGGTCAAGCGTGGCTTAACCGTGTCCTGGGGCGGCTTCCGTGGGGCGGTGCAGCGCGTCCGTACTGGTCGCTGTCTTGTGTGCTTCTGGCACCCTGATCGCCGTGATGTCCGCTGGCTCCCTTGCTCCAGCGTCCAGGTTGTACAGCCCTGACGGTCCTGCGGCATGCCCCGTAGGTATGCCGGAGCGTCGTCTCCATTACCGGCCCCTTCTGGCCTAACTACAGATTTAAAGGACTACTGCTATGGCTCTCACGTCTCTCATCCAGATTCTCAAAGTCAACGAACTGAGAAAGGGGGTCTCCCAGCGCACCGGCCGTCCTTACGAAATGCAGGATGCCGAGTGCGCGCTACTGGATGATGCTGGCGTGCTGCAGCAGGTCGGCGTCCTCCAGTTGGACAAGTCCATGATGGGCGAGAGTGCGCCTGAGCCGGGTGTGTATATGGCCTCCTTCGCCCTCGCTGCCAGCATGAAGGATCGCCGTATCGGAGCGGTGTTGACTGCTTTGCGGCCTTACAGCGCTGACAAGCGTCCTTCCGCTCCCAAGGCTCCTCCGGCTCCTGGGGCTTGACCATGAGTCCCGCTGAGCTTGCGGATGCCGTCTGGTGGGCCACCGTTGTCGGCGTCGTCTTTGGTGTCGGTGTTGGCCTCTTGCTGCGTGCCCTGCTCGATGGGCTCCGTGCGTGTCGCGATATCGATGCGATCCCCGAGAGTTCGTGCCTGCCTCGGGGTATGGGGCAAGGCCCCATGTGTGATCTGTGCCGCGCGACGTACCCGGCGCCATCGGGCGGGGAGTGCCCAGCGCGCCTGGGTAGCCATGCCAGCGGCTTTGGTGCATCCAACGATGGCGCCGGGCGCTGGATCAAGCGCGGCGACGATCCGCGCCCGGGCGGCTCAGCACTCCCCGGCGCTCATTCGCGCTTGAGAGACAACGTGCCGCAGGCACTCCAGGCCCGCGCTATGGGCGCTGATCGTGGCTGACCCCACTGTTATTCAGTGTTCCCAGTCGTGCACGGTCACGGTCGTGCACGAGCTCTCTTTTCCTCCCTTCACGACGTTGACGTTGCAGGAGGGGGGCCTTATTGCGATGGCCATCGTCGCAGTGTGGGCCGTGGGCTTCCTCTTTCGCGAGGTTGCTCGGGCCTTCTTCCCTGGTGGTGTTTCAACAAAGGACGACTGACATGCAAATCCTGCAAACCCTGCCCGTCAAGGGCTCCAAGCTCGCAGCGCTCGCCCGCGCCGCGAAAACTGCCGTCACCGGCGTGGCTGTCACGGCTGCTCTGTCCCTGCCCGCATTCGCGGCGGCCGAGCAACCGAACGTGGCCGAGGTCGTGGCCTACATCATCGCCGGCATCGTCACCCTCGCTCTCGTGGGTAATGCCGGCCTCATGGTCAAGGCTGCGACGGCCATCTTCGCGTGGATTCGCGGCGTGCTCCGTTGATGCGGTGACTCGTCCCCGGGCGGCCGACCGGGGGCCTTTGCCAATGCGTCGATGTGCGACGCATCGTCAAGGGGGGCGTATGGGCCTGTTTGTAATCGTCGCCATATTGGGTGCAGCATGGCTCATGTTTTCTGGCTGATCGTTGTGATCGTCGCTACCTTGGGTGCAGCATGGCTCGCGCTTGTCGGCTTTTAGCACTGGCGGTGTTGCTGGCGTTTGCTGGCGTTCTGCCGTCCTACGCGGCTACGACGGTCTACGTGATCGCGGGGGCGCCCGAAAAGGGGCGGTTCGCGACTGCGGCTGCGGCGTGTGCTGCGGTGCCGGTGGGTCTGACGATGAATGGCAATTCGTGCAATTCCACCTTGGCTCCTGACGGTCAGACGTGTTGGACCGGCTGCGGCACGGAGAACGCTGGTGATCGGCAGATCGTGCCGATGGTGATGCAGTGCGTTCCGGGCTCGTCCACTGGGGACTTGGATTACCCGGGTTCGAGGGGGGCGTTTCGCAGCTGCGTCGCGGGCTGTATCACCGACATGACTCCTAGCACTCCTGTGCTTGAGTGCTCGGGGGCAAGCACCAGCGCGTGTACGTACAAGACTCGCATGTCAGGTGTGCAGACGGGCGAGTCTTGCAACGCTGCGTCTGGCGATCCGCCGACGAGCAATCCTCCCCCTTGTCCCACTGGCATGTCCGGCGGCTACGTCAACGGTCTTGAGGCTTGTGTCCCTAGCTCTAGCAGTGGGTCCGGCTCGGGGTCTGGTAGTGGGTCCGGTACGGGTACTGGCTCGGGCTCTGGATCTGGATCTGGATCTGGATCTGGATCGGGTAACGGTGGTGACGGCAGCGGTAACGGGGGCAGTGGCTCTGGTGGTTCTGGCACTGGCGGTGCTGGTAGCGGTGCTGGTAACGGTACGGGCACTGGCACTGGTGGTGGTGCCGGGTCTGGTGCTGGTGGTGGCACTGGTGGCGGCACTGGCACGGGTACCGGTACTGGTACAGGCACTGGCACGGGTGGTGCGGGTACTGGCTCGGGTGGCACAGGCACCGGCACTGGCACTGGCACTGGCACTGGCACTGGCACTGGCACCGGCACCGGCACCGGCACCGGCACCGGCACCGGCACTGGCACTGGCACCGGCACCGGCACCGGCACCGGCACCGGCACCGGCACTGGCACTGGCACCGGCACCGGCACCGGCACCGGCACTGGCACCGGCACCGGCACCGGCACCGGCACTGGCACCGGCACTGGCACTGGCACTGGCACTGGCACAGGCACGGGCACTGGCACTGGCACTGGCACGGGCACAGGCACAGGCACAGGCACTGGCACTGGCACTGGCACCGGCACCGGCACAGGCACCGGCACAGGCACCGGCACCGGCACCGGCACCGGCACGGGTAGTGGCTCGGGCACTTGCACGGGCGATAACTGCGGCGACGGGCAGGACTCGTCCTTTGGCGGCTCTTGTGGTGCGTGGACGTGCGATGGCGATGCGATCTTGTGTGCGATCAGCAAAGAGCAACACCAGCGCAATTGCCAACTATTCGAGGATGCAGCCCAGTCACAGGAGGCCAAACTTTACGGGGAGTCAAAGGGCAAGACTGGTGATCAAACAAAGGACTTGCCAGGCAATGAGACTGTCTCTATGGCCCAGCGTTACGACTCAACGAATTTGCTCTCTGGCTCCTGCGTTAGCGATGTGACGTTTGATGTTGTCGGTAAGCCTTTCACGCTCCAGTTGTCTCGTGTTTGCCCACATCTCGAAATGATCCGTCTGCTGTTGATGGGCTTCGGTGCGGTGCTTTGGCTTGTGATCGTTTTCCGGGGGTGACTACATGCCTGTCTTTCTCGCCGCCTTGCTCGGCGGCCTTATTAACATAGCGGGCACGCTCGCTGGTCGGGTGCTGCTCTCGCTCGGGATGAGCGTGGTGACTATCACGGGTGTGTCTGCGACCCTTGCGTGGGCCCGGTCCAACGTCGTGTCGTCGTTCGCTGGTATGCCGGGGCAGATTGTTGGGATGCTGTCTGCAATGGGCTTGGGCTCGTTCCTGTCGATCGTCATAAGCGCGATCACCACTCGCATGTTGCTGCAGGGCCTGACGGGTGACGCGATTAAGAAGTGGGTTACGAAATGAGGCGCATGCGATCGCTGCGCCGGCAGCTAGGCTTCTTGTTCCTGACCACCGGCGCTAATGGCGCTGGCAAGACCTTGTTCACGTTGTACGACGTGCGCAAGCTCCAGCTTGAGACAAGCCGCCCTGTCTTCTTCCACGGCTTCACGGCGAAGCAGCCATTGTTGGATTTCGGGTGGAAGGAGTTTGCGCCCGAGCACTGGGAAGACTGTCCCGACGGGTCCATCTTGGTGATGGACGAGTGTCATCTGAAGATGCCCTTGCGTGGTGTCGGCAAGCCTCCTGAGTGGATTGAGCGCATTCCGGTGACCCATCGCAAGCGTGGCATGGATATCTTCATGATCACGCAACACCCGCTGAACATGGATGCGTTCCTCCGGCGTGTGATCGCTAGCCCTGGATGGCACCGCCACTTCAAGGCCTCGTTCATGGGCGACAGTAGCAACGAGCTCAAATGGACGTCTGTCAACGATCAGCCTCAGAAGCCCGGAAGCGGTAAGAGTGGGGAAATCAAGTCTCGGCCGTTCCCGCGCGAGGTCTACGCGTGGTACGAATCAGCATCCTTGCATACCGCGAAGAAGGGCGTCCCCGCGAAAGTGTGGTGGGGCGTTGGCGCCCTCCTGGCTGCTATTGCGTCCGTCATTGCCGTGGTGTGGATGCTGACTACCCAAGCGTCCGGGGCTGTGGGTGAGCGGTCCACGTTGGTCAAGCAAGCGGAGCAAGCTGGCGGTGTCGGTGCTGCCCCAGCTATCCAGCGCGCCGCGGTTGGTACTGGTGGTGCTGGTGGTGGGGCGGGCCGGGGCCAGTCAATGACCAAGGCCGAGTATCTGGATCAGCGCACGCCACGCATTGAAGGCTTCCCGCACACCGCTGCGGTTTATGACGGCGTGACCGCTCCTACCGAGGCTCCCTACCCCGCAGCGTGCATGTCCATGGGTACAGCCTGCAAGTGCTACACGCAACAGGCCACCTTGATGCAGGTGCCTGCGGACGTGTGTCGGCAGATCGTGGCGCATGGTTACTTTGTCGATTGGCGTAAGCAGGACCCACCCATGGCCAGGGTTGATCAAGTTGCCTTGGCCTCTCCGACTGCTGCGCCTCAGCCGGTGGTCATCAACATGCCTGTGCAGGCTCCTCCGCACGCCCAGCAGCGTCCTGGGTGGGCCGAGTCCCTTGCCCTCCGCAACAGCCAGGTCCGGAGCACGTATGAGCGGTGATAGCGGCGCGTAGCGGCGGCCCCGTCGCAAGCGACAGCGTAGCGTAGGGGCCGCGCGCAGCGCGGCCTAGATTTATCAATGAGACATATCTCGACCGATGCAAGAAATCCACGTCTACCGGCCTGCTTACCGTCTTCCGTGCGCAGCACGGTTGGTGGTTGGTGTTGGTGCCCCTCTTGTGTGGGAGTGGCCTGACGGTGAGTGGTGCTGGTTGGATGAGCTGTGGCGCTGGGAGTGGCGGCACAAGCAAGGCGGCTGGATCGCGACGTTTGTCTGATCCAAAAAATTGCCCCCGCGCGGACTGCAATCCACCGGGGGCCGACAGCAAGATCAATGGGAGGTGCTGTGGACCGATATGTAGTGCACAAGGGTGTTTACTGTCAAGTTTTTGAGCAGGGCTGGAGGGTCAAAGAGTGGCGCGCGCCGGAAACGGGGCAGGTCGAGTTGATGGCGTGGCCTCGGAAAATCTACGTGCCCTTGGGCGATTGGGACGATCCTGATTTGCGCGCTCCTGAGATCGATCAGTCTGGCACTGAACTCGAAAAGGAGCGTGAGGCTGAGCGTAAGCGTCTTGCCCTGGAGCGCAGTGCCGCGAGGGCAAAGCGTACTTGTCGGTACAAGATCAAGTCTGCTGGTGTCGCCTCGCTGCTCACGTGCACGTACCGGGACAACATGTGTGATTTCGACCGCGTGCGGGCCGACTGGGCGGCGATGCTGCGCAAGCTGCGCAGGGCCATTCCGGGCTTCCGTGCCGTGTACTCTTTCGAGAAGCAATCACGCGGTGCGTGGCATGTCCATGCGGCTATCGACAAACTGCCGGTGTACTTGGACACAGTGGATGGTCGTGTTCGGTCCTGGGACTATCTGCGCAGGCTGTGGCAGTCGGTGGTTGGCAAGGACAACGGCAACATTGATGTTGATGGCCATCGGCGCACGCGCCACGGTCTGCCCGGCAAGTATCACAAGACCAGCGAGTCTCTCGCCAAGCTCGCCGGCTACGTGTCCAAGTATCTGACCAAGGATCACGCTGACGGTGTTGAGGGCCGCAACAGGTGGGGCAGCACGCAAGGCATCGAGGTTGCTAAGCCGGTCACGTATGACATGCCTGAGATGAGCTTGGCCGAGCTGGTGGCACTGGCCTTCGGTGTGCCTGATGGGCACCGTATTGCCGCGCATAAGGTGGGTCGGTGGGGCAAGTTCTGGATGCTCTCCACGGAGCCCGGTAGCGAGACCGTAGAGGCCCCTGATACGTGATGTTTGCTGCTGCGATTCTGTGTTGGTATCGTCATGGGCTTATATGTCGCGGTTTAGGGGGGAGCATGTTGAAGGTTGTTGCCGGTGTTGTTGTTGTTGGCGTTGCCGTTGGTGCCGTTGCGGCTTTGTCTGGTCATCGTTGGTATGTGCAACGGCAGGCCACCGATACTCCTTCGGCGAGTGTCGTTGGCGGCTCTGAGTGGCTTGATTGCGGGGACGGTGGCGGGTGGAGGTGGCGAGATTGCAAATTCGCGCGTGAGGCGATGAGTCCAGCGTCTGCTACTGCGCCTCTTGAGGCGCCTGCCGCTGCCGGGTACATCGAGTGGTCTGGCGACCCGTCCTCTAGGCGTGTTGTGCCTCGCTAGCTGTTGGGGGTAGTCGATGGGGCGATTGGTCGGTTATGCACGGGTCAGCACCCGTGACCAGGAAACAGTTATGCAGTTGGCGGCTCTGCGTGCTGCTGGTGTGGGATTGGTCTATGAGGAGCAGGCGAGTGCCGTGCGACACCGGCCGGTTTGGGAGCAGTGCCTTGCTGCGCTGCGAGCTGGGGATGTGCTTGTGGTCTACAAGCTGGATCGTCTTGCGCGGTCTACGTCTCACTTCGTTACCACGTTTGACTTGCTCCGTGCCCGTGGGGTCGGCTTTCGCAGTCTCACCGAAGCTATTGAGACCGTCACCCCGCAAGGCAGGATGTACTTGCAGCTACTGGCCGTGTTCGCTGAGTTCGAAAGGGAACTGATCCGGGAGCGCTGCGTTGCTGGGCAGCGTGCCGCTCGTGCGGCTGGGAAGACTTGGGGGCGCAAAGCCCAGTTGACGCGCGAGGAGGTTGCTCAGGCTGTGCAGGCTTGGCGTGGTGGGTGGTACACCCAGGAGGTATTGGCGGACATGCTGGGTGTCGCGGTTGGTACTTTGCGGTACCACGTCCACCGGCATGAGGGGCGTGGTGCCCAT